TTGAAAAAGTACGGCTAATTTATTTATGGCCCCCTTACGTCTGCGAGGGGGCTTTTTCTTATGGCATTTACTGAAGACATAGATATTTTCTTTGAGGATTTCCAAGATACTGTCGTGTATTCAAGTTCGACATACAAGGGGATTCTTGATCAACCTGATGAGGTTGTAGCGGATGGTGTTGTCTTAACAACTGATTATCAATTAACAGCTAAAACAAGTGATCTTGGGGCTTTGGTATACGGAGCAAGTCTGACTGTCAATGGAGCCGCTTATACAATTCGTAGCGTGAGAAAAATAGATGATGGTGTTTTATGCATAGTTTCTCTCACCAAGACTTAAATAACGATGGCTACTAAACGAGAGCAAATTCTTGCAGCACTAAAAACATCGTTAACAGGAACTACTGGGGCCGGAACAAGAATTTATAGATCTCGTGTAGAGCCTTTTGTAAGAGGAGAAAGTATTGCCGTAGTTTTAGAGCCTGTTTCAGACACTCCAACTGATCAAACAATATATGAAAAAATTACATGGGATTTTCGTGTAAGAATTTCAGTGATAGTTAGAGGAAGCATCCCTGACAGCAACGCTGACAGCACGATTGAAAGTCTTCACGCCAAAGTAATGACAGATCCTACTATTGGAGGTCTAGCTATTGATATAAGGCCATCTACAACGACTTTTGAAATAGTTGAAGCCGATCAACCTGCTGGTGTTATTTCGTGTGAGTACGACATAGAATATCGAACAAGCTTTAACAATTTATCAACCTGATTTAGAAATGAATATCAAGCCTAACAACCCACTTCCTCTACTATGAACGAAGTAAATCCAAGCGAAGGCGGTAGTTATTCGCTTGACCCAGAAACAGGTGAGCGCACTTTAGTAAAGCGCACTTCTCCTTCTATCCCAAATCAGGTAAAAGACAATGGCACTTCTGGACAGAAAACGAGTAATTCTTCTGGAACTGGAAAGCAGTTACGGAACAGATCCAACTCCAACGGGAGCAGACGCTCTACAAGTAAGTGATCTTTCAATAGTTCCACAGTCTAGTGATCTTGTTTCTAGAGATTTAATTAGACCCTTTCTAGGAGCATCTCGTCAGCTTTTGGCTAACACAAAAGTTGAATGTAGTTTTAGCGTAGAGTGGTCAGGTTCTGGAGCAGCAGGGACGGCTCCTAGAGTGGGAAAAGCCTTACGTGCGTGTGGTTTTAGCGAGACAGTCGCTGCCAATACAAGTGTTACTTACGCACCTGTTTCTGGTTCTTTTGAGTCAGCAACTATTTACTACAACGTAGATGGTGTTTTACATAAGACGACTGGGTGTCGAGGAAATTTTGTTCTTGAAACTGAAGTAGGTAATTTGCCCAAATTAAATTTTACATTTACTGGCATTTATATTCCTCCAACTGACGTTGCACTTCCAACAATTACTTATGGGCAGCAAAACACTCCATTGGTTATAAAGAATGGAAATACAACTGGGTTCCAATTGCTTTCTTATTCAGGGGCGATGCAATCTTTGTCTTTAGATGCAGGAATAGAAACTGAATATATGGAACTTGTGGGGGGAACAAAAGAAGTGCATTTAATCAATCGTGCGACTAGCGGTACTGTGACTTTGGAAGCTGTAAAAATGGCAACCAAAGATTATTTTGCTGCTGCTCTACTTGATACAACCTTGGGTAACTTAACTTTGACTCATGGCACTGTTGCCGGAAATATTGTTCAGTTTGCTTCTTCAAATATAGATATAGGTGACGTTTCGTATAGTGAGACAAATGGAATTGTTATGGCTGAGATACCTTTTACAGCAGTACCTTCAACTAGTGGAAATGACGAGTTTTCATTGATATATAGGTAAAGTCGTAAAAAGACGTAAAAAACATATTTGCGACTGTTCTTATATGCACTAAGCTTAAAAGACTTACTTTTGTGATCAATGGCTTTTGTACGTAAAAAAAATAAGCATTTTAAATGGCCCGTTGTGGTGAGAGAGCCTAGCGAAGAAAATGCTGGCGAATATGCGGAAAATGAATTTGTTGCTATTTTTGCAAGATTAACAAGAACTGAATATGCAAAGCTTGGAGAAACAAACGATGAGTTGGAGTCATTAAAAAAAATTCTTAAAGGTTGGGAGCAACTAGAAGAAGAAGATGGAACACCTGTAAAATATACAGTTAATAATTTAAAAGCATTATTAGAAGATCCTTTTTGGACTAGTGCTGTTCTAGATACATATGGCAAAGCTTTAGAAGAAAGTAAGTTAAAAAACTAAAAGAGGCAGTTCAATACTGGGCAGAAGGAGGCGAAGACACAAGTTTGCAAGCCCATGAAGATGCAAAGATTTTTGGTATTGAATTGCCACCAAGTAAATCAAAGATAGATGAAGATTTTGTTGTATACCAAGAAAATTGGGATGCAGTTCAGATGTTCATGAGAGGTCAAACTCAATGGAATGTAGGTATGTCTGGATTGATTGGGTTTAGATATGAAGCCTTTATTCTGGCTGGAGGATTATTTGACGTATATGATGTAGAGGATAAAAGAAATACATTGGAGGGCTTACAAGTTATGGAAGCTGCTGCGATGTCTTTTCTAAATAAGAAAGATTCTTAAAATGGCAAATAAAATTGGCGATATTCTTGTTGGGTTTAAAGCTGATGGAAATAAAAGTGTTGAAGCGGCGTTTGATCGTTTAGGAGGAAGATTAAGAAATTTCAATCGTGATGTTAGTCAAAGCGTTGCTACTGCCAAAGGGCTTAGACGTATTGGAGATGAATTTAAAAAACTTGGACGAACTGGTGCTAATAGTGTTAATTCTTTTCGTAGTCAAATAGCTGTTTTTGAAGGATTAAGAAATCAAGCTGACATAACTAGTAGAGAATTTAGAGAGTTTAGTAGAGAAATAGAAAGGCTTACAGGAAAAATGAATAAAGCTACTGCTGTTAGTGGCGGTTTTGGGAGAAAATTAAAAGGTTTAAGTCGTTCTGCTGCGACTGTTGTTGGTGCTTCAACTAGTGCTGGAATATTTAGTGGACCAATTGCTGGTGCAAGTACGTTAATAGGGGGAGGTATAGGAGCAATGCTAGGTGGGCCGGGTGGTGCGTTAGGTGGCGTTGCTGTTGGTACTGCTCTTGGTATCGCTGGAGAACAGTTTCAACAATTTGCTGGAGGTGTTGCTAGCAATGTCGCAACATTTAGAAGTATGCAGATTGCATTGGCTGGTATTAGTACTGATCAAGCTGATTATGTAAAAAGTATGGAAGGAATGACAGAAATATCTCAGAAATTTTTAATACCTCAAGGAGATGCAATTAAACAATTTACAAGATTAAAAGCAAGTGTTGTTGGAGCAGGATTTACGACTGAAGATACAATTAAAGTATTCAAAGGTATGGGTGCTGCGATATTAGCTACAGGTGGTAAAACGCATGATTTAAATAGTGCTTTAATAGCGGCTAGCCAGGTATTCTCGAAGGGAAAAGTTAGTGCTGAAGAGCTTCGTCAACAAATCGGTGAGAGACTTCCTGGAGCTTTTACAACCTTTGCAAACGCAATGGACATAAGCACTAAAGACCTAGATAAGATGTTAGAAAGAGGTGAAGTTAGATTAGATAATTTTATAGTTTTCTCTGAAGATTTATTTAAAAAGTATGAAAAAATATCTGAAACTTTAGCTACATCTCCTGAGAAAGCAGGACAAAGATTAGCTTTAACATTGTCAATGATTCAGATTAAATTTGGAGGCATGTTTGCTGGTATAGGAGCAGGCTTCCAAGACTGGTTAAATGATATGGGTAAATGGGTACTTGATAACGAAGATGAATTGAAAAATACTCTTACTCATTTTGCTATTTTCGCTAAAAATCTTGTTGAGTTATTTAATGAATTAGGTAGTCTTTTGCATAATATTTTTGCACCAATATTTAGTGGAATAAAGCAATCGATAATGGCATTTGCAAGAGATATCCAAAAATTGACAGACATGCTTGGCGTTCAGCGTTTAAAACGACAAGCAGAACAAAAAATGTTTGATGAAGGAGCAACAGGTAAAGAAGTTAGAGATTTTCTTACAGGAGCTAAATCGAATGCTTATGACGCACAAAAAGCAGAAGCAGACAGAGGTATGTCCTTTATCTTTAAAGATCCAAAAAGAGAATTTAAAGAAAGAAAAGAAGATGCTTTTATCAATAGTTTAAAAGACTCATATAAAGAGGTATTAGGACTCAATCTTGACTTTGAAACTGCTGAACAAGAATTTGCAAGAATTAAAAAGAAATTCTTTGATTGGAGTCCAACTGACTTTGGAAGTGGTGCAAGCACACCAGGCAATACTGGTTCCGATGGCCCTGTTGGACCTATACAAAAATGGGCTGCTGGAATAAAACCTCTTATGGAAGAACTTGCTGACGTAACAGCATCGGCGTTCGACAAGATGGCTGATCATCTAGCTAATTTTATAACAACTGGGAAATTAAATTTCAAAGAATTTGCTCGTTCAGTTATTGCTGATCTAGCAAAAGTAATTGCAAAACAAATGATATTAAATGCGCTTACTGGTGGTGGTAATTTCTTAAGTGGTTTGTTTGGTGGTGGTGGTACGAAAACGACAACTGTTGCTCAAGTTACTGGAGTTGCAACAGCAAAAGGAGGAGTTTTTGCCCAGAACGGTATTGTTCCTTACGCTAAAGGAGGCATAGTCAACCAACCGACATTGTTCCCATTTGCGAAGGGAGTTGGCTTGATGGGAGAAGCCGGCCCAGAAGCGATACTACCCCTCAAGAGAGGGAAAGGTGGAAAACTTGGGGTAGTAATGCAAGGCGGTGGCGGTGGAGTCACAACTGTTAATTACACAGGGCCAACATTAAACTTCAATGGTGATGAATATGTACCAAGATCTGCTGTGCCAGCCCTTATTAATGCTTCTGCAAACAAAGGTGCTTCAATGGGAGAAACTAGAGCGTTTAGATCTTTGCAAAACAATCGTTCTTCTAGAGGGAGGTTAGGAATTTAATGAGTACGGCTGTTGCTTTAGTTACTTTTATAGAAATTTATGATCCTGACCTTGTTCCAGTTACAGGTGATATTTCGAGTGCTGTTCAATATAGATTTCAAAACAGCGAACCAAGTTCTGCTGGTATAAGTGATTCAAAAGTAGCTGGTGGTGCAAAATTTAATTATCTTTCGTTTCTCTATCAAGGTGCAACCAGAAGTAAAGATGGCAACAATCTTGAATCAGCTTTAATTTTAGCAAATGAAAGTAATGATAGAGAAGGTGTTCCTTCTATTGGCACAAATAAATTATCAATGAGTTATGCAGCAGAAGCAGTAAATAATGGTTGGAGTGTAAGAGTTTCTACTTGTAAAATGACTGATTTAACTTTTAGTGCTGTAGAGACAGTTTTAGGTGTTGATACTTGGAAAATAGCTTCAATGGCTTATGACTCTAATACTATTGAAATCTTATTAACTTCAACAATAGATGCAGTTGGTGGCAATATTGGTCGTTTTTTAACAAGTAGTTTGGTTGGACATTTACCTGTGACTGGTCGTTTAGCAACAAGGTGAAGACTGAAATGTTGTTAGGTTTGCCTTATCGTTTAGGGGCAAATCCAGATGAACACAATGCTGCTGATTGCGTAAGTCTTGCAAGAGAAGTTTTAAAGAATTATGGCATAAAAAGTCCTGTCCCAACTAGGGACTGGTATAGACGAATGAGGAAAAAAGATTATGACGTATTTCGTGATGAACTAAAAAGGTGGGGAACGCTTACAACAACCGCTAATATTGGAGTTGTAGCTCTCTGCAAATCAGAGAAAGGTTACGCTTTAGCTGTTTATTGGAAAGGCGGTTGGCTCTCATTCGCAGACAAGACGGTTCGATGGAGTCCCATCGGAGGATTGGAGGTTATCGAACTTTATTACCCTACGAAGTAGAACTATGTGACTCTTTAGGCATAACCGATAAAGAATATTTTGAATTTTTAGATTTAGTTGAAGCAAAACCTGTAGAAGCAGATATTGTTGCAGGCCCAGCAGTGTTGGCAGCCTTGCCAGCGTTTATGACGGTAGGAAGTGCAGCCGCAGGAACTCTTGCTCTTAGTTTTTGGGGGCAAGTAATTGTCAGCGTTGCGCTGGCTGCTATTTCTTATCTCCTCACGCCAAAGCCAAAAGATCCAGGTCAGCAACCAAGATTAACAATTGGTGGTGTTCAAGGAAGAAGTCGTTTTACTCCTATAAATGGTTTCGAGTCTCTTCAAGAGTTAGCAACTTTAGGCTCATTTATACCTTTGGTTTATGCAAGACAAGGTGTAAGAGTTAATAGTCAACTTCTTTGGTCACAATTAAGAACTGCTCAGTATGGTCAAGTTATTAATGCTATTTGTTTGTTTTCTAATGGTACTTTAGGAGCCAAGCCACAATATAATTCATTTGCTTTAGGTGAAACTTTTTTATCTGATTTACCTCCAACTAAACAAAAATTATTTTTTTCTATAGGTGAAAGACCAAATAATAGATTACAAGGACTTGCAGATACACAAACTCCTTCAGCATCACATGATCAGTATCCAGAAGGAAAAGCTAAAAATCGAAATAATTATCGAGCAAGAGGTGAGAGAGAATATGATGACATTGACCCTTTTAAAGTAAAATATTTTACTCAAAATTATAGTGGTGGAGATGCTGTTTTTGATTATAAACCAAGTTTTTCTAGTGCTAAAACTCCCTCGACAGGTGTAAAGTTTGGTTTATCTAACCCTATGCCAAATGGTAATGCTTATAAATTAAATTGGGAATTAATATTGCTTTTAAGAGATGCAGATGATGGTGTAAAAAAAGATTTAAGAATAAAGATGGGTAAGTTGGTTCATAAATATCCTAGATATATAGGTATAACAAATCGTGCTGAATCACCTACTTTCTCGTCAGCAGGAAATAGAGTTGTTTTATCTCCTACTCAAACAGGAAATGTTTGGGTTAATTATCGTATTTATCACGATACAAATGAATCAGCATGGATAGATTCTTCTATTACTGATATAGATCCTAAGAAGAAATGGAATAAGTTTTCACCGTGGGGTTCTCAAGACGCAAAATCAAATGCTGATACTGTTAGAGAATCTGTGGATGATGCAATAAAAATAGGTGATCAATATATGGTTGGATCTACTTTAATGACAGCAACTGAGGAAGATAATGGAAATATATGGGTAGGTGGTGCTGATGGTTTTGATAAAGCTATTAAATTAGAATCTGACGAACCTGGCTATTTAGAATTTAGAAATACAGACGAAACAGCTTTACCATACGAATCTTTAATTGTTCAAAAAGTAGATATAGCTAATTGTACTAATGCAAGAAAATGTGACATTACTGAAATTGGAATTAAAAGTACCGTTTGGAGACAAATAAATGGTTTTCCTAATATCAATGAAATGCCCTCTCAAGAGCGTATTGGTTCTTATGAAAGGCAAAATGGTTCTATTCAATTAGGTTCAATAAGTAAATATGTTAGACGGCTTAGTTTTTTTAAAGTGCAAGCAAAAAAAATGGATTCAGGAGACAAGTTTGTTGATATAAGTCCAAAAGTTTTATGTGTTCAAGGTTCTTCTCCAACAGCACAATATAATGCTATTTTTATTAATCATCATGTCCCTAGTAAATATGAATTTAGGTTCTTACCTGTTGCAGGGAATGTAGTTTTAAATCATTTTGCTGATCGTGTAGTTCATGTCTTAGGTTACGCTGAAACATTAAGATCTTATTCTAACCATAGTTTAGGATTAACAATTTCATATCATGCTAAAGAAGGACAATTACCTCTTTCAAATGAAATTGATGAAGGTAGTAATTTAACAAATAATCCTGAGTGGTTAAGGGGAGGATTAGGTGCTGAATTACCTTTTATAGATCCTGATACTGGAGAAGAAGTTACAGGTGGGCCTGTTAATAATTTTACGCCAAGTTCTTTTGGAAATCCTGTTTTTTCACCACCTGTTTATACTTCATCTCATCAAATTTTTAGTCCAAACCCTATCACAACTTATGTAGGAACTGGCCCTAGTAATACTTATCAACAATGGACAAATGTTACTCAAAGAAATTTAAAAGGTGTTCCTAGTGATGGAGGTAATTCTTATTTTAGTCCGCAACATGGAATAGCAGCAGTTGCTGTCAAAACTTCAAATCTTATATGGACATGGCATTTCATCTTTGGAGGGACATTACTTCCTAAAGGCATGACATTTACTATGTCAGCAGGACAAGTTCCTATGACTCAAGCTGATTGGTCAGAACCAGTAGAAGAATTTGCAAATGGAGTAGGCACAGGGAAATGGCATAGATTTAAAGTTGCAAGAAATCCTTCTTCTTTGGGTGGTGGAGAAGATTGGAGATATACAAACTCTATAGGACATAATGTTTATGCTATTGATTTACAAAGATCAGATAGGCCACCAGTAACAGAAAACACTCCTGTTGTCAGATCAACGACCACAACAAAAGGAGTAGGTTCTGGTATGGAAGTGCAAGTAAAAACTAAAACTGATGGTGTTAATTCATATAAAGAATTTGCACTTCATGCTTCAGGCGATGGTTACTTCAATGGTGACACAGTAACTATTGATAATGAATCTCCAACCGTAACCTTAAGTCTTACAGGAAAAGAAAAGCCTAGTTTTGTTCCAGATATAGATGAACATTCTGATTGGGCTTCCGATGGTACTGCTGGTTTTTATACAAATTATTGGCAAGTAATTTCTCATAATAACAACAATGCCATAGCTGATTATTTCTTGTTTGATGCAGAAAGATCAAGCCATGAAAATAATACTGAACATGAGATTTCTTATATAAACGAAATCAAACATGAAGGTACAAGTAGTAATCCACAAATAAATTATGAACATCTTGCGATTGCTGGACTTCGGATTGGAGCAACAGGTTCGTTAAGTAGTTTTAATGCTCTTTCTGCTTTTGTTCAGGAAGGAATAACTGTAGATCGTTTAATACCTGATTCAAATCCCAATCAAGATCCTCCAGTTTATATAAATAGAGAGCTTAATCCTAATAACTTTGATTCAACTGATAATTTTGTTGAAATAGTACATGATTTGTTAACTAATAATGTTTATGGTGCAGGCGATTTAGTTGGGCATGATGGTGTTGATCGTTTAAATATGATTGAAGGTGCTAGGTATTGCAGAGCTAACGGTTTTTTCTGGAACGGAGTTATTGATCGTAGTTTTAATTTAAGAGAATTTATTTTTGAATATGCAGGCTATCACTTTATGGATTTTTCTATTTTAGGTGGTCGATTTAGTTTAAAGCCAAGTTTTCCTATAAATGCAGACTATACAATTAATTTCAATGCAACTATCGGTAACAGCGGAATACCTCTTAAAGCACTTTTTACAGATGGAAATATGAAAGATATAAAAGTTACTTTTTTAACTCCAGAAGAAAGAAAGATGTTCAAAGCAACTGTTATTCATCGAGATGATCAAATTCATTCAACAACGAAAATAGCTGGATTTCCAGAAAACATTGCTAAAACTTACGCTTACAACAAAGATGGAGATCCTGATTCAAGTTTCTTTCCTAAAGCAGAAAAATTACCAGAAGAAGTTTTTGATTTAAGTAATTGGTGTACGAGTGAATCACATGCAAAATTATTTGCTGCTATTGCTTTAACAATAAGAAAAGAAGTTGATCATGGAATTGTTTTTCAGACTCCACCAAGTTCTGTTTTTGGTTTGATGGCAGGTGATTACATACGAATTTTAACAGAAGCCACACATACCAGTCGTTTTAATAATGGCAGTATTGATGCGGATGGAAAAGTTATTAGTAGGTCAACAATTTCTGGTCAAATAAATGCTTATGTATGGAGTCCTGGTTCATTAGGAGGAGTTGAAAAGAAAAGTTTTTCAGTTAATGCTGATGGCACTAATACAGCAGGTTTAACTAGCAAATTGTTTGCCCAAGTTGATAGCACCCAAGAAGATAGGATTTACAAGGTTGAATCTATTACTTATGGTGAAGATGGCTTGATTCAAGTTGCTGCAAGTCATGTTCCTTTAATTGAGGACAAACTTGCAGTTTTATATAATGCAAGTCCTAACGCTGTAAATGGTGTTAGTTTTAATGATCGGTTCCCAGAATTAAGAGGTTAATGGCTCAACAATTTCCTGCGGTCTTACCAGCACCTACATTAAGAAGTTATTCTCCTGGTGAGTATCCACAAGTTGAGTTTGAAGCACGAAATGGGGTAAAGACTGTTATTCGATACGGAAAAAATAGAACTGGTTCTCAATTAACATTGCAATATGAAAATATTTCTGATGATTTAGCAGGACATATAATTGCTAATTATGTTGCTGTGATGTCTATCTATGATTTTGTAGATTTTGAAAACACCAAGGCAATGGATGGAATTGAAGATACACAGGCAGGTTCAGGATTTGCCTTAAGAAAATACATGAAAGAATCATCTGATTTTTCGGCTCAAAAATGGCGGTATGACGGCCCTCCGAGCGTGACAAGTGTCTATCCTGGACGTAGCAATGTTGAATGTAAATTTGTTGGTTGTCTCGATTCGCCTTAGAATATAATGACTGTTTAATTTAGAGATTGTCGTGGGCTACTATTCAGGCGGTGATGGGTTGATGAAAGTGGGTACTACCACTGTCGCAACCGTAACCACATGGAGTTTTACTGCATCACAAGAAACTTTAGACATTACAACATTAGGTGATCACGACAGGAAACTTGTTGGTGGAACTCGCAGTGTTTCTGGTAGTGCTTCTATTTCTTGGTATTCAGCATCAGGTGCAACTGCTGGAGACAAGATGGCTTCTACTTTGTTGGGTAACTTAATTAAGCTAAACGGTGCTGTTTCGGATCAAGTATCTCTTACGTTAGGAATTACTGATTACGACAATGATGAAAAAAGCATTACTATGACTGTCATTTTGACAAGTATTGCTATGACAAGTAGCCAAGGTGAAGTCTTGTCTGCTGAAGTTTCGTTCGAGGCTGCTGATGCACCTTCTGCTCTTACTCTTGATGACGCTTAAATAGGATGCCCACCTATTTAGGTTCAGGAGGTTTCATTGAATTTAAGCGAAGTTCTATGGAATATTCGCTTAGTGGAACTCTTGTGCCTTCTGATGTCAATACAACAAGAAAACGATTTTCTTTTACAGGAGTAAAGGGAAATATTATTACTGGAGACAAGGTTGAGATAAAAAGAACAGATGGTTCATCAAATTTGCAATTAGTTTCAGGACATAGCACTAGAGATGTTTCCTTTTTTGCTCATGTCGATGATATAGGAGGTATTCGTTTATATGACACTTTTGCTTTGGCGGTAGGAGGTACAACTGTTAATGCAAAAACTTTAGTGACTCCATCGGGTGATCAGACAATATCTATAAATGCTAGAAATGTTGCTTATAGACCATTAGCAAGGATTGAAGAATATGAGTTCACAACATCAAGAGATGAAATTGAAGTAACACAGTTAGGAGATAATTTTAAACGTCAATTTGAAAACGGTTTAATTTCTGGGCAAGGTTCAATGACTTGTTTTTGGGAGCATAGATATGTTGCAAGCGATCCTGATTATTCAATAAACCAAGAATTTTCTTCTTATTTAGCTCGTTTAATTTTACGAATAAAACAAGGTGCTGATTTTTTTGGTCGTTTCTTTTTATATAGAGAATCTTCTAATTCTTCCAATAATGCTTGGTATGAATGTGAAGCTCAGATAACAAATTGCAGTATTAGTATTCCAAATGTAGGGATAGTTAAAA